TTGCTGGGAAATTCTCTACTTTCCCCAGCAACTTTCACTTGGCGGCCAAAATAAGGTACCTCAATTGGTGTAATATTTGATGGTGGTATTTGAGAACCCTTACACAAATATTTCCAATCTGTAGCAGTGCCGCCTCCTGGGACTGTCCCCAATGTCATTTCCATGAGATTGGATCTTGCTCCACCACCTTGTAACTTGCTCGTAAAAGAGCTTATTCTAAAATCTGGCATTTTTTCTATCCTTAAAAATTATCTCGTTTATCCGTCAAAATCAGCGGTTATACCTATGTGCTCCCAATAATCGTAAGACCAGGTAACTGTATATTCCATTACTGCATCATTTGGATCCCAATTTACATCAATTTGATCTAGTGCAGTTGGAAAACAATTTTCAAATTTATATCCTTGATCAAAATCCCCTGTTTTCGCATAGGTCCATACTGTCATATCCGCAGTGTAACCATCTAACTTTTTTACCATGGTTGCATCACGTACATTACCTTGGTGCGAATTCAATTTATGCATCCAACTTTCCAATTGGTTTCTGATGAAATATCCCTCATCATTTATAACAGTTGTTGTTAAATCCTCAAACGTTCTATTGCCTGGAATCTTAACCGCACGACCAAAATAATTAACAGTAGTTATACCTAATGCGTTAGCAGGGATTTGCACACCTTTACACATAAATTTGAAGTTTGGATTGGTACCAGTAGTTGACGCATCCCCTTTGAGTGAAATATTTACATCAAAAAGGGAAGCTCTCGCGCCTCCTTTAGCTAGTTTCGAAATGAAACTATTCTGTCCATCAACTTGAAAACTCATTTAAATTCCCCTAATATTGTTGTATAATTATCTTTATTTATACAGCATTCACAACTTCTTCAAACTCTACACCGCTTCTAACAGCAACAAAGTTGAGTAAGATGAAGTTAATAGATTTGGTTGGTTTCACGAATATACTTCCGATGAACTCATTTCTATCTATAACTTCCTGTGTATTATTTGATTCGTCACAAATTACAGCAAAATCTGTAATTCCACCTCTTCCTTGAATATCTCTAAGGAAAGGTTCTACTGCCGAAACAAATGATGAACGCGTAAAATCATCGTTAAATTCAAACATTGAAAATTGTGCGAAGATAGCAATTGATTTTTCTAAAGTAATAAACAATCTACGTACATTAATACGGTCAAATGCCGAAGGCTTAGCCAACAATGTTTTGTCACCGAATAATAATGTACCTTGACCTGAAAACGAAACAACTGGGTTTACACCATTTTTATAAAGATTGTCTCTTTCCGTTTTATTAGGATTCCATGCGAGGCGAGCAACATTTTTAACCTGGCCTCTATTAAAGCCTGCTGGTGAGAAGAAAAAATCTCTTTCCAATGTTGTTCGTACAACGAGTCCGGCGACATCTGGATTTAACGGAACATATCTGAACGTATCATTGTATTTATCATACTGATATTTCCATCCAGAATCAATAACCGCATATGATGTGCTAGGTAAATTATTTCTAAAATCATTAATTGCTGTAACTTCTCCGCCGTCATTATTAACAACATCGCTTTGTTCTGGACTGATGAATACCATACAATCTTTTCGAACTTCAGCAATATTACTAATTAAATAACTGGCAACTGTTGAAGAACAAGATCCAGCAATCATTAATGAAATGTCTATGTCTTCTGAAGACTTAAATTTATCGAATCCTGTAATTGTAATAGCATCAGTTAACGTTTGACCATCTGCTCCACCTGTCATGCTTGCATTAACAGTTATTCTATTCTGTGTAAATGCAGGCTTGGAAGCTGAATTAGCGGAAGTTCCCCATAGTGCAGTATTAGGTGCTGTACTCGCAGCCGTTCCTGAAGGGTGTTTCATCCACCAAATGTATTTAGACCGTCTATTAATAGCTTCTTTATAATAAAGTGCTTGACCATCTTCTGATTTAGCATCTGAGGCAACGGACAGTGCTGGAAAAGTTTCTAATACTGTTCCCTTAACACCTGTCCATTCTCCGTCCTCATCTACTACAACTACATGAACTTCATCTCGTGTTACACCTCTTCGTGTTCCAAAGTCTGAAGTGGTAGGCGCATAATCAAAATTACCTGCGAACTCCCATTCTCTGGACCATGCAATTGAACCTGAAATTGCTGTCGAACTTGGTGAAATTGCTGTTTCTAAGGTTGCGCTTGTATTACTTGTAATAGAAGCTACTGAATGTGTTTCACCATTAAGTGTTACTTTGTCACCGGCTATCAAGTTGATATCAAAATATGTTCCTGTTCCAGTCATTACTTTTCGTGCGGTATCGGAAACTTGAACTGTTCCCATTACACTTGTTGATGGTGATTCGTAATGTGATGATTTCATTCTAGTAAATAAATTTGAACCAGTCACAGCAGTATTACTTGAAGACTGAACTGTTGCTGATGTATCGGACGCTATTGCTGTTACTATGAAATATGTGCTAGCATCGTTATTTTTAATAACGTCATTGACTTGTAATTCCATTGTAAAAAGAGTTGACGTTCCTGTAACAGTACCTTCATTTCCTGAAAAGGCAATAGCTACAGCTCCTGTCAAAATTAGCTCTGGTATGTCAGCACCACATAATCCGACTTTAAGTGAGTTACCTAGTTCCCCTGCATATTTCGCTGCAAATTCACCGTAATTATCAGAAGCTCCTGAGCCTCCAAATTCGGTGTAATATGTATTGTAATAGGCTGTGTCACTTTTAATTAAGACAGTATTTGCCGCATCTGTCGTTGCGTTATATGCTTGTGAATTTGCTACTCGAACAACATTTAAATTTTGACCGTAGGCTAAGAAGTTCGCCGCTGTGAAAAAAGATAGATATGTTGAAGAGTCAGGCTTCTGGAAATTTTCTACGAGTAGATCTTCACTGCTAACATTGACAACCTCTTCTAAGGGTCCCCAGCGAAAAGCCCCAGCAAAAGCACCTGCAGTTGTTCCAGTCTCAGGCACAATTGTAGTTAAATCAATCTCACGAGTAACTACTCCTGGACTTACTGTAAATGCCATCTTCTTCTCCTATGATTCATTAAGTTCATGTATTATTAGTTACTAAGATTATTTATAAACAAACCGGTTTCAGAAAAAAGTATGATGACCTGTATCTTCTAAAACTCTATTGGTTCGGTCAACTTGCCACCTATTTCCTTCATTATCGACGATTTCTTCTTCTTCCAATCCATCATCTATAATTCCAAACGGTAAATAGCTTTCTTCAATTTCTTTCATTTTTTCTGAGTACATCTTTTCACGTAAATCTACATCTGTTAATTCTTTATAATATTCTTGATTAGTTAACCACGCAAAGATGACTAACGTGATTACTAAGTCATCATGATGACCTTCTTCAGCTTCGTATGAATCTTTTCTTGCTGAAAATGAAGTAAGTTCATATATTACATCATAATCTGTAATAACTAACTTATCTTCTTCGATTAAACTCTTTAATGTAGCACATCCTAAACGTTTAACTTGTTTAGTAGTTCTTACACCCCACTGAGCATTTTTACCAAACCCACCGCCCAGCTGTTGTCCGCCTCTGCCTTTCCAAGTCATCATCATCATATTTTCATATTCTAAATCTTGGTGTAAGGTAACTGCTACCTGTTCGCCTATATCATTTACTTCAACTAATACATATGCCTCATTATAATGTTTAGCTATTTTATAAATTATGTTAGGATATAGTAAAGGTGATATAGTATCACATCTATATTTCGCTACAAGTTTATAAGGGACTTCAGTTGAATCTATAACTGTAAGTGCGGAATAATCTAATCCCTGTCCTCTTGCCGTATCAACACATATAGTATACGAATGTTTTTCTATTGGATTTTCAAATATATCAATATTTTCTTGCGAATGTATTGGTGTCTTAAACGGCAATTGTCTTAATTTAGAACCTGCTATAAGTGTCTGTGTACTACCAACAAATTCAGTTTCGAATTCTTGTGAAAATTGTCTTTCACTGGTATTTCGAATGGTCTCTTCTTTCCATTTTGAATCTCTACCTGGAATTTCAGACCAATGAACATCTATAGGTATATAATTACTTCTTTTTTCTTCTGCATCAACCCACATCTTATAGAATTGATTTAACCCTAAAGGTGTAGATACAATAAAGACTTTGGTAGTTTGCCCAGAAGAAATAGTTGGATATACTGAAGTAAAAAATTCTTCTGCTAATTCTTTTGGAACGTGGGCGAACTCGTCTAGGAAGATTATATTAAATGATGATCCCCGTACCGCGGATGATGATGTAGCAGCCGCTAATACTTTTGAACCATTCTCTAATTCTATATTACCTTTATTCCATGCTAAAATACCCTGCTGTAACCACATGGGTAAATTTTCATAAGATAGTTTTAATCTATCTAATAATTCTCTAGCGAGTGAACCTTTATTAGCAAGAATACCTACTTGTACATTTTCATTAAAAAGTATGTAATGTAAAAAGAATGCAATAATAGTGGTTGACTTACCAGACTGTCGTGGCATCTTACAAATCACGAATCTATTGTCGTGAAATGTCTCTACCATATTCTCTTGAAAAGAATATAGATCAAAAGGCACTAAGCCTTTATCAACATGAATAATCTTTACATATTTTTTAATAAAATATACAGGATCACTTTGACATTTTATATACTCAGCTAATTCTTCTTCAGCAAATTCTACTGGAACATTAGCAGATTTTAATTTTGGATTTCCGAGATAATGTGTACTTGGCATTTAGCTATTCATTATTTTTTTCCAATTGGTTTGACCGTTTTCATCTTTTGGAGCGGTTTTCAATAATTCAGCACCTGATTCTGTGACTGCGGTCCTTCTTCGGGAAACAATTCTTTTTTTTATAACTTTACGAACATTTCTTCCACCATCAGAACTGTATGACTTTGTATGTTCAATTTTTTCTTTTACTGAAATATGATGCATATTTATCCTCGTTTGGCCATTGATCTACGGGCTGCTTTCATCCTTGCGGGTTCGCCTCTTTTAACTTCACGGGCTTTTACTACTTTCTTTCTATCAACCATTTTCTTTTTCATTTCTTTCCATCTTTTTCTTTTAATCATTCCACCAGTACCTGTAGCCTTCATTACTGCTTTTGGTATTACATCACCTTGGGCCTTACGTAGGGCTGATTTTTGAATCTTAGCAGCAGTCTTTCGTCTTAATTGAGATCTTTTCTTTTTTCTTTTCGTTGAAGATAACTTGTTTATACGTCTGGCTTTTCTACCCAATTTTTTCATTCTATTAATATAATTTGCTTGGGATTCTTTTTCATCTAATTGATCAGTCCACTCATAGAAATCTTCTAAAGTTAAACCATCTTCAGCAAGATCTTCTTCAAGCTCTAATAATTCATCTAGTTCTTCTTCTATTATATCAATCAATGTTAACATATTAACCTAATTATGGATCAACTGTTGAATAACTGCGGCAACAATAGTACCTATAACAGCAACAGCAGTAGTTATTATTATTCTATTTAGTTTAAAATGTTGTTCTATTGATAATGCTTTCATTTCGTCCATACTATCTTTCATTTTGGAAATTCTTTCGTGAATAACCGTATTACTTTTATCAATAGTATCTTTCAGCAGTTGATACTTTTCTTCCAAGCGCTGGTACCTCTCCGCACATAAGTCAACATGGGCCTCTAAATTTTCTTTTTCTAAAGACATAGCTTTACTTTTTTTAGATTTTAATTTATTAGCTTACGCTAGCATCTTTTGCTAATTCTCGTTCTGTTTCTTTGTGTTCTGGATCATCTTTATCTTTGAACCAGTAGTCCGTTGCTTTGGCGAGTACCGCCACATACGCCCCGGTCATTATATTTATTAAATCGCGAGATGCATCAGGCAGGTCCTCCATAAAGAGTAACCACACTAAGAATAAAAAAGTAAGAACTATAACAATGGATAAAAATGTTCTTGTCCACCAGTTCAATTTTTTGCGACGTTCCGTACCTTCAAATGTCAATGCTTTCATTGGATCACTTTCCCATAATTTATCTTCTGATGTAATAATCAATTCCTTAACAGTATTTATTTTATCGTCACCTTGACGTTTACTTCTATTCAATATACTCATTTATACGTTCCATAAAGTTATCTGTATATCATATTTATAAGTTATATTTCTGTCGACATGGAGTACTTATTTGACAGGCTACTTCTCTCAGTCCATCAAAAGTAAATGATATTTCCTCAAATATAATATCTTTTAACCATAATCCATACTCTAATATAAAATCTGCTGCAGCCCCTTGTAATGCAAAAACTGCCATTGCTGATGCCATCCCTCCAAGAAAACAATTATATGACCATTTGAGATACTTATATTTACTAAGTGCAAGTACTTTTCCTTGGCCATATATATCTCCTACCATAGTATCATATATTTTATCATCAGTCAACAATTTTTCTGCGTAATCTTTTTTATATTCATCAATATCAATATGTGCAAAATGTCCGAAAAATAAAGGATTAAACCAAGGCGATTTTCTATCAATTTCATTGGAATGTGGTAGCTTAGGATAAGCTGTTTTTGGAATAATTGCAAATATGGCAAATAATAATGTAAAAAAGTTTCCAACTGCAAATGTTATTAAAGGCCATTTCATTATTTCATTATCTAAATTAGCTATAGTGACTGAAAAAACAATAGAAGAAACAGTAATCATAATATTAGCTTTAGCATCAGCCATCAAGTTTAATCTCATTTGATTACCGTGATTCACTCTTAAAATGTTATCTACGGCTGTTCTATCTTCTGGAATGTTTTCAAATGGGTTAACCTTTTCTTCTATTCCATATTTTTTTAAGTAAGGTCTTTCTTCACCCTTCATTGAGCGGCTTTCAATGTTTCCACATATTTTGCTATGGCGTGAGTCAAGCCATCTGTTTGAGAAATTAATCCATTATCATTATCTGGACCCCAATCTAAAGTCTGACTATCTATAAAAAGACCGGTATGAGCATAAGGCCAGGGAGGAGTAAAAGGGATAGGATCGCTAAGACGAACCACACGCCAATGAGTGGGCTGTCCTCCAGACATAATTTGATAAGTAACTTTTGGTGATCCGTAAGAATAGATTTGAACATTGTGACCTCTTTTATGAAGCCACATTCCTATTATTTGTGAAATAGCTCCACCTAAACTGTGACCTGTAATATGTACAGTATGTTCAACTGTATGATCTCTATCAATAATCTCCATAACACCTAAAGACGCATCTCTGAATCCTTTATGAAGTTTGATTCCTGTGACTGCATCATCTACTAATCTTACATCAATATCAGATTGGACATTTTCTGCATTGGCAGTGCCCCTAATAATAATTATTGTTATTCCACTATCTTGTTTTACATCAAATGCAACTTCATCTTTTTGATTACCACCACTATCGTAAATTACTTTACAATACTCTGCGTGTTCAATCAGAGATGATATTGTGACTGGTAGATTTGATTTATCTCCACTATCAAGATCATTATTTGAATCAGTTTTATTTTCAGCACATCCACTAAGTATCAGTAGACTTAGTGCTAGCGTGAATCTCTTTATGTTTATTAAATGACGTTGCACCAAGGATTGCTCCGAATGAAAGATGAAACATGGCGCCACTTTCAAGTGTCAAAGGAATCCATCGTGTTACACCTTCTTTTATACAATCATGTGTGTCACAATATTCCGCCATCATTAAGTTCCATATCAAAGGCGCTACAAAAAAATCTACTAAGCAGATAAACAAATAAACGAGTGCAGCCCAATCGCGCCAATACTCTTTTATTGTATTATTAATTTGCAACCGCCTCTTCCAGTCGTGCAATTAATTTAGCTTTATTATGTCGTCTATCCAATTCGACACCTAATTCTCTACCGTATGACTCTAATTGTTTTTTTGTCATACTTTTCAAATTTTTCTTTTTTACTTTTTTCTCAGCTTTTTTAGGTTCAGGTTCTGGTTGTTTTAAACCTTCATTTTTAAAAACTTTTTTAATTATATTCCCAATCCAAGACATATCATCCTTTTTTAATTATAATGTTTATATTTTATTAACTCACTTTTTCTTTTTCTTCTTACTTCTGGTTACCTTTGGTAGAATTTCTTTTTTAATTTCTTCTGGTATTACAGGCAATGGTGGCTTAAACTTTGGTGGAACTGGAAGTGCTTCAAACCTAGTTAAATATTCTGGTTTATATTGTG